TTTTCAGTGGATGGTGGTGGGACAATAGCAACTAATGCGAACTTTACTATCGGAACAAACAAGACATTTACAGGCGGCAACTGTACTTTGAATTTAAATGCTTCAGGAAGTAATAATTCAACTACAATTCAAAATTCTGATGATATAATATTGCAACCAACCTCAGGCAATGTGGGAATTGGCGAATCGGTTCCATTAGGTAAGCTCCATATTAAAACCGCTGATAGTGGTGCATCTGTCACTGCCCACGGAGATGAATTAGTAGTAGAAGGGTCAGCACGTTCAGGAATTAGCATATTGTCAGGAAATACTTCAAAGGGAGGACTTTATTTTGCGGATGATGGTTCAAATGATATAGGTTCTATTAGGTATGACCATAATGATAATTCCTTAGAGTTTATAACGAAGGGTACAGCAGATAGAATACGTATCACTTCAGCAGGCAATGTGGGAATTGGAATTGCGGCTCCCACAGCAATGCTTGAAGTTAATAATATTACCATTAATTCTGATGATTATACTACTTCTGATGACTTTATTGGTATTCGTGGGTTGTTTAAATACACAGGAGCATCAGGTAAAGATTTTGATAGTGGTGAGGATTTATATGGTGCAATAATTGCAGTTGAATTTGACGATTCTCAAAGTGCTGGTGCATTTCGGAATCTAATTGCAGTAAACGGAGATAGTACTGCAACTGATTGTGCTGATTCTGGAGAGGTTGTAGGTGGACAATTTAGGGGTAAGGTTGGTCACGCAGATGCTGATGTAAATAATGTTATTGGTGTAGAAGCTACTGCTTTAATTACTGATGGTACAGTAGATACCAATACTTATGGTGTAAAGGTATTGGTAGATGGTGATGATGGTGCTGTAGCTGGAGATGTTTTTGGAGTTGATATAGATGTAGATATAGAATCCCCGTTAGAAGTTGCTGGTGATGTTATCGGGATGAAAATATCAGTAGACGATGACGATGCTTCTGCTGGTGATTGTTATGGTATGCAAATTAATTGTGCTTCTAATGTAGATGCCGCTATTGATTTAGTAGGTGGTGGTATAAAATTCCCAGCAACTCAGGCGGCAAGTGCAGATGGAAACACTCTTGACGATTATGAAGAAGGCACTTGGACACCTACACTTACCAATATGACTATTGGGAATGGTGCTGTAGTGGCAACATATACAAAGATTGGTCGGTTGGTTCATCTTAATTGTAAAGTCACCCTTGGCGGAACTTCAAGCGTTGATGGTGCTTGGACTTTTACAAATCTACCGTTTGCTGTTCCAAACAATTCCGTTCCAATTCAATGTATGTTCGAGGATAGCGGAACGGCTACTTTTCCTGCTTGGGGTTTTGTCGTATCAAATGTCGTATATCTGAGAGGGATTGCTGGTAATGCGGCGATTAACGCAACGACACCGTTTACTTGGGCAACCGGTGATGTAATCTACTGGTCTGTTGTATATGAAGATTAAAATGATAAATATTCTTAACTGGATAGTTAAGTGGAACAAATAACAAGGAGTCAATAATGGCTTTAGAAAAGAAAGTAACATACGATTATGAGGTTCGTGGCGAATATAAATGTATTCAAGAAAGAAAACGAACTGCCGTTGAGGAAGATGGTAAGGAACTATCGTATTCATATAGCAGACGGGTATTATCACCCGATGCAGATGTATCGTCTGAATCAGATGAAATAAAAGGTATGGCATCTGCACTATGGACTGATGAAGTGAAAGCGGCATGGGCGGCTAAACAGGCACCAGAATAATTAACTAACAAACAGGAGTCAATAATGGCTAAAGACAAAAAAGAAAAGCCAGTCTTGAATCTCGATGGAGAAAAGTATTTCATTGATGATATGACTGATTCACAAAAAGAACTTGCAGGTCGAGTGGCATTAGACCAAGACCATGTAGGTGATATACAGAATAAGCTGAGAACAAATGCTTTCGTTAGGCAACAATTAGTTGAGTGCGAAAAGGTGTTTGTAGAGAAGTTTCAAAAAGGTCATGCAGAACTCAAGAAAGTCTTAGAACCTGAAGCTGAAGAGGTAGAAGCAGAAGCATGATTGTAAGAAGGTGTAGTCAGGGTCATCGAGTTAGGATTCATAGAAATACAACTCCGGGTGCAATACGCACAAAAACTTATGCGGATGGGTCTACAGAGACTCTGACTTACCCTTCGTCCTATGATTACTTTGTTGATGTAGATGGCTCAGTAGCTAAGAAGTCTAATAGCTTTAAAGTAGCTGAAGAATACTATGTTGCTGAATGTGCTAAGAAGCATGGTGATGGGCATGGCAGGCTGATAGTAGGGGGACATCATATAATCAATGGTGTCGCTACGTTACAAGCAGATTATCCTACTGATGCAAATACTAAAGCAGAAGTAAAAGATTTCTATGATAAGCGTGGAGTTGCTTATGGTGGGAGTGAAACTAAAACAGAACTTCTTTCAAGAATAGTTCCTCAGTATAGAGCATTTAAAGAAGTTTCTAAGCATTTAAAGGTATGATATGAAGAACGTTATTATTATAGGCAATGTATCAACGTCTTATAACTACAAGGTAAGATATATTTATGTCGAAAACAGTAAACGAAAATAATGGAGCTCGCAGCTATAAAGGTGAAGTTATTGGTGATTCAATGGCAATCACTATTAATTTTAAATGGATGTTGCAACTCTGCACCCTCGTAGGAGCATTAGTGTATGGTTATTGGCAGATTGAAACAAGGATTGGAAATCTTGAAGATGAAATGCTTGAAGCAGATATCAGTATTGAGGATTTACTTGACAAGCATATGGTCGAAGAGCAAGTTAAGCGAGAAGAATTAGAAGAAAAAGTATCTTTTTATGAAAAAGAATTTAATATTAACCCACTTAGTTGGGGCAAGCGGAAGAAGAAGTAAATGTGCGATTTTTACTACATTTGGGGTAAATAATGGAAGAATTTTTAGCATTATACGCAGAATATGGAATGATTGGCGTTGTTGGTGCAATGTTTGTCTTTATGGTATACCAAAATGCTAAGCGTTCAGAACAACAAGCAGAATCTATTGAAGCACTTAAAGTTGAGAATGAAGGTCAGTCTAAAAACATTGAAAACATTGAACAGATTGTGCTTAAATTCTTAGATAGGTGGAACCGCTCTGATGAAACAAGAGATAGGCGCCACGAAGACATGGTAAAAGAAATTAATGATTTATCTGACGTTATGATGGAAGTAAAAGGACAAGTATCAAGGATTAACGGTAAGTGATTATGGATAGTTTAAAAGTAAGTGGAGTTAGTTCAGTATCTGCAGGTGTATTTTGGATGGATGTAATTCCATGGGGATTAATGGTTATTATGTTTTGCTTAAATATTGTTTATTTACTTTACAAAATAAAAAAGATAAAGGAGTCATAAATGGAATGGCTGTCAGCTAATTGGGAATGGGTTCTTTTGGGATTTATGATTTTAGAAAAGTTGGTTAAGATGTCTCCGTCAGATAAAGATGATATTCTTTTGGATGTCGTAGTACAGGGACTTACTAAAATGGTCAAAGGAGAAAAGAAATGAGTATGCTTTCAAGTTGGGTAAGAAGACAAGTCAAGAAAAAAGGTGCAAAAGCCTTTATGTTGAAAGTTCTTGATATGATTGTAAAGGCAACACCATCTAAGAAAGATGATGAAATGGTTGCTAAAATTAAAGAAGTTATGGCTGAGTTCGAGTAATGGCAACTACACTTACTACATCTACTTTAACTGTTGAAGTAACAGAAACAATTACAATAAATGGAGTAGCTAGAAACTCTGCAGTAACTACAAGTATTGCTTCAATAGCTGAAATTCACAATAGGATTATGACTGTTGAGAGTGATGCAGGTGGTACAGGAATATTTAATGTAGCTGCTACTCTTCCTTCAGCTGGCACTTTTTCAAGAGCTACTTTTGAGTATTGCAGGATTACAAATCTTGATGATACTAATTTTATTATTTTTCAATTTACTGATGAGTCTTCTCATTATTGGGAATTAATACTTGAAGCTGGTAAGTCATTCATGTTTGGTGATGTATCAAGCTTTGATGACCAAGCTAATATTGATAATTTTAGTGCTTCAACCATGACTAAACTTATTGCAAAAGCAGATACTGCTGATTGTGATATAGAAATTTATATTGCATCTACATAATGGCTGATGTTATTGGATTATCAGATGTTTCTTCCAAGGATACAGGCAAAGGTAGTAAATTAAAGACAGGTAACTTAAAAAGAGGTCATAATATGCCAAAAGCATGCGTAGATAAATTAATTAAGCAAGGTAAAACACCTGAACAAGCACATAGGCTTTGTTATCCGGGTCAAAAGCCTGATACAACTTCAAAAGAAGAACAAGATATGGTTGGATGGGATAGAGCTGAAGCTGCTAATGCTCCTTTAAAAAAGAAAAGAAAGGCTGCAAAAGGATATTAAATGACTTTAGCTGAGAAAATGAAGTCTCAAAATAATCAATCTTCAGCGAAGAAAGTACAGTTAGTTGTGCATATGCCTGAAGTAAAGCAGCTTATGAATCATTTAGAAGTTTTATACAATGGGATGGTTATGAATGAACA